CTTTGACCCATTCGTCAACTTTGTTGCGAGTTAATTCCAGTGGATTAACAATTCTAACTTTCTAGTTTCTTGTGTGTCTTTGACCACAGCTATGAGATTTTCTCTAGCATCCAGAATCTCAGTGAGTTGGACGACGTATGAGATGGATAGTACGTTTGAAGATGTTCCATGGATTTGAGTATTCTCCTGAAAATACTCACCTAGTGATTTGCGATCACTAGTGTTTTACCCGCTTTCATTATTATTGTAGTTCTGCGTCTAGGCTTGGTAGATGCTGAAAACATGACACTCGAATTACTTCAGTAGTTTGAGTTGTACACAAGCCGCTTGTTCCGTATAACACGCTTTGGTTTACAGCGTACGTAGACCCACCTAACTCTGCGGTGTTAAAAGTAGAGAGATGGCCACTATGTCTCGCAAACAGAGGCTCAAATGAAGGAGGTTCCGATGATAAGTGATCGAAGTAGCGACTCGACACTTGGGTTCACCGTTCACCCTTTTAGGATGAAACGACTGCGTCAGTACTTTAAGTTGTTTTCGCAAAGTAGTGACAAAGTGTTGTTCGACGACAACGTGAGCGCAATGCTTCAAGCCCAAGGCTTCTATGTTGAGGAAGCCCCGCGATCGATCTACTCAGTGGAGAAATTGCATGAAGCGTTGCACAAGTATGCGCCTCAGAAAAAACCGGCATCCATACCCTTTGAGATAATCAAGCCGGGTATCGACCTTGCGTATGCTTGTTTCGCTCGACCGCATGACGTCCGGACACTCGGCGTACTTCCCTTAACTCTTGATGTGGTTAAGTATTTAACTTCCAATCCATCAGGGTCACCAGGGTTGACGAACTATGGGTCCACCAAAAGTGAGTCCCAGGTGCATGCGTTGGGTCGTGGGTTGCAAATTTTGTCGAGGGAGAGGGCGCCGGAGCCTTGTCTCGCCTTCAAACGCACGCAATTTGGAGGAAAGACACGTCTAGTGTGGGGTTACCCGTACTCGATGACGGTGCTTGAGGGTCTAGTGGCAAGACCCTTGATCGACAAGTTTAAGGGAGCCAAGTCACCAATGGCATTCGCGATGTCAACGATGGCTTTAGGAGCAAAGCTGAGGGTGTCCTCATATCGAAAGAGATGGGCATATTCTATCGATATAAAGAGCTTTGACTCATCGGTTTCTGCGCAGTTAATTCGCGAGGCTTTTCGCGTCATTAAGACGTGGTTTGACTTAGCGGAAATCGAGCCAACTAGTGGGAAAACGGTTCGTGAATTGTTCAACATCATTGAACACTATTTCATTCACACCACTATTGTCATGCCGGATGGTAACATCTATAAGGGAAAGCGTCATGGCGTCCCAAGTGGGAGTTACTTCACACAGTTTGTTGATAGCGTGGTGAATACCATTCTGTGTGGTGCACTGGCTGCGAGGTTTCATCTTCATGTCGACAAGCGAGACTTGTTCGTACTGGGTGACGACTTACTCTTTTTCAGCAACGTGAAAGTGAACTTGAGTGAGATATCTCAATGGATCTCTAGCGTCTTCGGACTCACCATGAGTGAGGAGAAGTCAAGGGTTACTCGTTATGATGAGACAGTGCATTTTCTCGGTCGTGAATGGTCCAATGGAATGCCAAACATGGCGGTTGATGAGATTTTAAAGCGCCTTGTGTACCCGGAGAAATTCAGGTTCTATGAGGATGATCCTTCTGGGCGTGCCAGACAGGTGAGGATGCTAATTTTAGCTTTCGCTTCTCAAGCCGTCAATGGTTGGAGTATTGCGTACAAGACATTGGATGGGAGTGATCGGCATATCCATCGAGGTGGCGCTAATCTTGATGCTAACACCTATCGCTCAGGTGGCCGTCCTAAACAACTAGATCCAGAGATGCTAACTGGGTTGATGCGTTACCGTCAAAAGTACTTGTTTAGGGACACAAGGTACGGCATACCGGACACCGCCCTACAGTATTGGCTGTAGGAAGCCTGGGGACTGAG